CTAATAGATACAGTTCCAGTGCCGTTAAAATTCACCCAAGCTTTTACTGAACCAGCACCAGCTATACCACCTAAGTCTAAATCTTGATCTGGAAGCGTAACAGTACGGGTTGAATTAGTGTTTGGTGCTGTAAGAACTATAGTGCCGCTACCACTAGAATTGCCTTGAAGTTTAATAGTTGCCATTTATACCACCGTCCATGTTTCTCCAGCGCCTACTGTTACAGTAACCCCGTTGTTAATTGTTATAGGTCCAGCAGACATTGCGTTTTTACCATTTGATATGGTGTAGCTAGAAGTAACATTAGTATCGTTCTCAAAGAATATCAAGTTTGAACCACCACCTTTAAGGCCATCTTCACCTGTCGCTCCTTGAGGTCCTGTTGCACCTTGAGGCCCTGTTGCACCTTGTGAACCTGTAGCCCCCGTATTACCTGTAGGTCCTTGAGGACCAGTAGAACCTTGAGGTCCAGTCGCCCCTTGAGAACCTGTAGCACCATCATTACCATCACTACCTGCAGATCCCGTAGCACCTTGTGGGCCTTGTGGTCCTGTGTTACCAGTAGCACCTTGTGGACCTGTAGCACCTTGAGGTCCTGTAGCACCTGTTGCACCATCATTGCCATCGCTACCATTTGAACCCGCTGCACCCGTAGCACCCTGTGGTCCTGTAGCGCCTGTTGCACCGTCATTACCATCTGCCCCTGCTGCCCCTGCTGCTCCAGTAGCTCCAGTAGCACCCTGTGGTCCTTGCGGTCCAGTTGCACCTGTTGCGCCAGTAGGACCTTGTAGAGCTGCATTCGTAATAGTTTGCTTTTCCCATGTACCTGCTGATGCGTCATACACAGGGATAAAGTCGCCACCTACAGCATCTGTTCCTGTAGATAAGTTAGTAAGAGCCGCTTTAACATTTGTTACGTCTGTAACATCTGCTGAAGATTCAATTCCATCTAACTTAGATTTAAGAGTGGTAGTAAAGTTCTTTTGGGTTAAACCCCCATCACCTACGGTATAAGTTGTATTTGTATCTGTAAATACTGCTCCAGAAGGTACATTTGTTAATACTTGAGAATCGTCTACTTTACCATCTAAAGCAGTCTGTAATCCTGTAATAAAAGATATTGCATGTGCAGAAGGGTGTGTATAGTTATTAGCGTTGGTTGCTATGGTATCTAGCTTAGTACCATCAACAGAGACATCTCTACCATCTACATTACCTGATGTAATAATATTAGGTACTGTAAGGTTTCCTGTCATAGTGTCGCCAGTAACGTTTACATAATCACCATCTAAGTTTAAATTATCAAAAGATGTTTTAAAGGCAGCAACGTCTACGCCATCAACTGTACCAGTAACAGATAAATTACCAGTGATAGCTAAGCTACCTGACATTGTATCACCAGTTTTAGTTACAAACTCTGCATCAGCTTGAGATTCAGTATATCCATCTAATTGGACAACACCACCCTTGCTACCAATATATCCAGCCATTATGTTTGCTCCAGTACACTCACAATTACGTCACACGAAGATGCTGTATTACTTGTTACAACTACAGTATCTGTTGCCTCTAGAATAATCTTACCATCTAAAACAGATAGAGCAGCTCCTGCAGGAAGAGGTACACCCTTAACTAGGTAAACACCTGCGGCCTGTACATCTACGTTTATAGCTGAGCCTGTTCTATTTGCTACATTACAACCAATCATAACTGATGTAGTTGCACTTGGTACTGTATATGTAGTAGTAGCGCTTGTACCTACCGATGCGCTTGTGTAGTTCTTAAATACGTTTGCCATTGTTTATATCACCCCAATGCTATGCTTAATGCTAATGCACTTGCTTCTGCAGTAGCTAATATGGTGGCTTTGTTATCGCCTTCTAATGTTGCAGCATCTAGAGAACCTAAGTTTGATACAAAAGATGATGTTACTCTTGCGTCTATTGCTGAGTTTGCTCTTGCCGTAGTATAGTATAAGTTTGTACCCTCTGACAAGTCTGAAGTTGACTTAGCAGTAAATGCTGAGTTAAATCTTGCTTGTGTATAATAAAGGTTTGTACCTTCAGATAAGTTACCAGTGTTCTTAGCACTAAAAGCTGTATTGAACCTAGCATCTGTGTAGTACAAGTTAGTACCTTCAGATAAGTCACTGCTACTCTTAGCTGTGAATGCAGAGTTAAACCTAGCCTGAGTGTAGTATAGGTTAGAACCCTCAGCTAAGTCACCAGTGTCATGATTGCTTATAGATGAAACTGTTCCAGTGACATTACCTACCAGGTTTGTCGCTAGAGACTTGTTCATAGCCCATCTGTCATTAGATGAGTCATACGTAAATGTAGCGTTAGCACCGTCTACTGTAAGCCCAGCGCCATTGGCTGCACCTGCATTAGCTGCACCCTGCGCTACTGTAATGTTTAGATCTGCTACAGATAGATTAGCTGAGTTTACTGTAGTAGTAGTACCGTCTACCTGTAAGTTACCTGCAACTATGAGTGTACCAGTAGCATCACCATGTGCAGCAGGGTCTATCGTGAATGAGGCAGGACCTCTGATGTAGCCTGTTGTAACTATGTTGCCTGTACTTAGTGCATCATTAGCGTCTAAGTAAACAGCCTTGTCTGCAGGGAGTGTAATAAACACATCCTTAGTACCTGCAGTGAAGCTAACAGCACTATCGCTGTTGCTACTCTCTAGTATGGTTGTTCTTGTAAGTACACCTGAATTGTATGTACCTAATCCTACTTCCCATTCGTCTGCATCACGATTAGAAATAGCGTAGTATGTAGTATCACTGTTGGCAAGGGCAGAGCTAAAAGACTCAAAGCCTGTAACAGCGCCACCCAACGTAACAGCACCAGTGCCAGTAGTTGTAGCGGTTTCTTTTACTCTATCCTTGACAACGAGAGCCATAATACTGCTCCTTAAGCGATACGAATGATTGCGTTAGATGCGTCTGCTGCTGGGAACTGAACAACATAGTCACCATTTGTTGATGTCTTAGTTCCACCAAAGTCAATCACTGCTATAGCTTTGTTAGACTGTGATGTGTTATAGATTATACATCCGTCTGCAGAAATAGTAGCAGATGACCAAGTTGTGTCACTAAAGTCAACAGTTGCAGTTGAACCTGATAGTGCAATAGTTGCACCTGCTAGTGTGTTTCCACCTGTAGTATAATTAGTACCAGTAGCCTCATCTGAGTTACCTGTTACTGTACTGTAATTAGCTGTAGATGCATTATAAGTTCCTGATGGAGAGTTCTTAATAAGTGCTATCTTTAGTGTGTCTGTATCTAGATCGTGAACACCACCAAGTAACTCTTGCTTGAAGCTGTTGCACATCGCCGTTGTAATAGCCATTGGTTATGTCCTTTGTTTATAAAATACACAAAAGGGCCAGCATAAAAGCCAGCCCCTAAGTTAATAGTTATATTAAGCTACGTTATACTTAGCTGTTACGATTGCTTCTGGGCGTAAGATCTTGCGGCCATATAGATGCATCCCACGGCAGATGTCTGCAAAGCTATCTGGGTCACGGTATGTTTCCACTTTTGATAACTGTTCTGCAGTTGCGACTGCTGAGTCGTGTCCAGAAACTATAACACCATAGTTAGCGTTTTGGTTAGCTGTATTTGCTGTTCCTGCGCCTGTACCTACTGCTGGTAAGTTGTTTGACTGATAAACACGGAAGCCGTGAATGTTTGCAGCCAATAAACCATTTTGTAGTCCTGCACCACCGAAGTCTGCATTTAATAGGCGAGAATCTTCGTCTTTTAGCATCTCGATGAACACTGGGTCAAGTACTATCCATCTACCTCTAGTATCAACATTTGCTACATCCATTGTACGTGACATACGTGCTAGGATTTGCAATGGTGTTGCAGCTACTGCAGAAACAGCAGTTGCACCTGTTAAGCGTGGAGCTACTGGAATAGAGTGATCACCTGCTGATGAAGTTGTAATATTAGAGAAGTCTCCCTTTTTCAACTTGTTTGCAGCTAATAGTTCGTCTGATCCTGCAGCGGCATTTGCTTTAGTACCATTTACAGTTGTGTTTGCAGCTGAAGCGGCTGTATAACCTGACAAGTAACGCAATACATCTGTATCCATTGAGTCAGCCATTTTGTATGCTGCACGGTCTGTAGATAGACGCATGAAGTCTACGTGTGAATGTGCCTCTTCAATATCATCCAATTTGAATGCAAAGTAGTTAGCTTTATCGATAGTTAGTTTGAAGTCAGCGTCAACTAAATCTTGTGTTGAAACTGCAGTACCACGAGCTAAAGAATTAACAGTGATGTCTGGCTCTTTAAGAATGCGCACTGAGTCGCCTTGTCCAGAAATCTCACCAAAATAGTCAGAGTTTGTGATTGCAGAAATAACAGCAGATTTTCTAAATGCTAACTGTGCTTGTTTTGAAAAGATCTCAGATGAGAAGTTTCCTTGGTTCAGGTTTGTATAACCTGATGCTTTTGTAAATGCCATAATAATTTCTCCTATAGATATGACAGTGGGGGGAAGTAAAACATCATATCCACACAAGAGGCCAATAGCTTTCTAGAGTATCTATATTGCTAGATTTGCGGTCAAGCAGTAAAGGGTCTATACTTTATCGGGTAGTTCTATTAGTGGTTAGTGCTTAAAGTTAAAGCATGTGTAGGTAGTTGATACCTAGCACTACACATGCCCATAGTTTTATCTATTAATGTCTTAGTGTCAAGTGTTTATTAAGACATATCATAGATAAACTTACCAGAGCGCATTGCACTCATGATTTCGTCTTGACGTTCCTCATACTCTTTGAGGGACATCTTGTTAATCATTGACTCGCTGAGCATCTTGCTAGACTCTTCTGCGTCTACAACAGTACGTCCACGAGCTTTAACTGAAGATGCTGCGCCTTTATCTGCGCTGGGCTTCTTAGTCTTAATACCTTTGTCTAGTTTATACATGTCTATAACACGAGCTACAGACTTAACATCCTCAGAGTTTTCGTATAAAGCATCCTGATAAACTTTAGGTTGAGTATCTACCCAAGCATGAAACGCATCGTCTGCTCTTATAGCTTCAAAGTCAGGATGTATTGATACAAGTTGTGCTTCAGCCTTTTCTCTCTTAGCTGTAGAGCGTAACTCTTCTATCTCTTGTAGCCTTGAATCTAGATCAGAAGCTCTTTCGTTAGCCTTCTTTTCAGCTATAGCTTCTACTATTCCTGCTACATCAGGGTACTTACTTGTCCATGCATCTATCTCTTCTTTAGACTTTGGTAGTACAAGC